TACTTCTCGTTAGGTTGCTTTGATGAGCGGGACGCTTCGTACCCTAGTTGGAAAGTTGGACGGTATCCCCGAGCACGTCTTGCTTTGGGTGAACGTGGGGCTTGTGCAAGGCGACACATGGTTTGCGTACGGGGCGGGATGAAGCGGGATATGGCGGGAGGGGGTGGGACTGCTAGAGGATCAAGGGGTTAGGGCATTCGAGGTCGAGATGGCGCGGGGATGGGCTGCGCCACATGGTTTTGGTACATCGAGGCCGCGCGCCACATGGTTTCAGTACGCGTGGCGGGTGATGTCACGCCGCGCCGGTGGGCGGCGGTGGGGCTGGTTCAGGCGGTGCTGGCGCGTCGTCCTCCTCGGCCTCCCTGGCCCGTTTTCTGTCGGCCGCGCGGGCGGCTTTCTTCAAAAACTCGGCGGCCTGCTTCGCCTCCTCGCCATCGAACACGTCACGCTTTAATACCTCCGATTGGAGCAGCCCGCGCAGCTCCTCTATGTCAACCTTGACGCTTTGGCTCACGCGCCGAATCTCCCGGCGCAGGGCATTCAGCATCGGCTCATCGAGCAAGAGCGCGGCGACCGAAAATTTGCAGGTCACCTGGCGCTGCAGGAAGAAGGTGGTCATGGATGACTGCGTAAACCCCTCCCGGCTGAGATTGCCCAGGCACTCGATAATCTGTGGTGACTTCGGGCTGCTTTCGAGCACATTGAACTCGGCAATCAGCGTCTTGTCGATCGGCTGCTTGAAGTGAATCTTGTACACCTGCCATTGCACCCCGTTCGTGAGCACGGTCCACTCGATGCCCTGGTTCGCGCCGTAGTCTACCGCCTGCTTAACGTGATTCTCCTTGAGCGAGACGCCGATGGCTTTCGCCTCGATCAGGAACCGCACGTCGTTTCCGACCTTGACCGCCAGGTCCACGTAGGTGCCGCGCACGGAATGCTCTGTGGTGATCTCGGTGTATTTCTTATAACCAAGGACATCGGCGAGCATGTCAACGACGATCACAACCGTATCCGACTCACTGATATCCCGATTCTTTGCCTCGGCGAGCACGGCCTGATACCTCTTCAGCTGCGCCGCGATCCGATCAGCAACCCTGCTTGAGATAGACATAGCCCCTCCTCCCTAAAAACGACGGCTAGACCAGTCGGCGTGGTCGATCAGGCGTGATGCCACCAGGCGCCAATTCCACCTGCGAGGTAGATAACGGCCCCGATGAGCATCCAGGAGATCGAGCCGGTATTGGCCTCCCCGACACCGGTAAAAGCGCACGAGACTAAACCGAGCAGGAACACACCGGCGCCGACGGCTTGCACGATTTTGTGAGTCTTGCCGGTGGCCTCCGTCGTCACCACGTGGCCAGGCTGCGTCTCAATCGGCGTGACGGCGGCGGGGGCCGCGTTCATCGGGTTGCCGCAGTGTGGGCATGCGGCGGCTCGGTCGGAGACCTCTTTCTGACACTCGCTGCATTTCACTAGAGCCATATCCCTCCCCTTAGAATCGACGGCAGGCCGGGACGCGCGTCATCGCGGGGCGACGGTGTCGCCGAGCCGGTCGTCGAGGGCGGCCACCATGCCGCGCGCGAAGGTAGGGTTACGGCGCGCCTCACCGGCGGCGTTTACGATGTAGTGGCGGCTGCGGTACATGGCGGCGTAGGCGATTCCAATCATGCGGCCCGACCGGGCATCCGCGAGCAGTTCCTCGAGCGCCCGCACGGTGTCGGGCGATATCTTATTAGGCACCAGGCGAAATGGCGGCTTCATTTTCGCTCAGCCTTCTTGCGACGCTCCACTGCGGGCCAGGTCGTGGGTCCAGCGGCTGCTTTCGACTGGCGCCCCGTTTCCGGGGCGACTGATGGCCGGGCCGGGGCGCTCTTCGACCACTGCGCGAGGAAGGCGTCAAGCACGCCTTTCTCCGAGCTCGCGCGCGCGATCATGTAATCGTACGCCAGCGCAATCAAGGCGGCGCGCTCTTCCGGCGTAGCGAGCAGCTGCAGCCCCTCGACCGCCGAGACGACCATCGACATCAGCTCGACGTTCACAGCCTGGTAGCCCGCCGGCGGCTGCTCCGCCCTCGGCTCACTCTGCATCATAGGCCCGGCACCGGTGAGTAGTTGTGCTATGTCAATGCCAGCCGCGCTGAGCCGCGCCAGGTGCTTGCCGCCCGGCGTGCGTGCATCGGTTTCGTACTTCTTGTAGGTGTCGATCGGGATGCCCGCCTTCCTCGCCATGTCCTCCTGGGAGAGGCTCAAACCGGTACGCGCCGCCCGCAGGCGCGAGCCGACCGTTTGAGCCTTCGGCGGGGTTGCAGCGTTTATAGGCATCGCTGCAACCATCGCTGCAACCGAGCGATTTTCATAAGTCCCTGATTTCCCGAGAAGTCGCTCTCGGCCCTCCCCCGAATCGCTGCAACCTGTTGGACCCAACTGGGTCGCTTCGTGCCCTTTTGTGCTTGACAGGTGCCCAATCGGGCACGACAATGGCGCGTCCCTATGGGAACTACCCCAGCGCCACAAAAGCCAGCCCCGCAGGACTGGCACCCGGCCGACATTGTCGCAGCAATCTGGAAGCGGCGCATGAGCCTGATTCGGCTCTCGCGCCTGAACGGTTACGCGGGCGACTCGCTGAAGATGGCGCTGCGCCGGCCGTGGCCCAAGGCCGAGAAGATCATCGCCGCCCACATCGGCATCCCCCCGCAGGCAATCTGGCCGTCGCGCTATAACGCTGACGGCACGCCAAAGATTGGGCTTCAATCGCGCACGGCGGTTGCTGAGCGGGCGCGGCATCTCAGAACGAAGAGGGCCGCGTGACAGGCAGCTGCGATTCCCGCAAGACCCCTGGTGTGCGCCGCTCGCTGCTCGGCCTGCGCATCCTCCCCAAGCATACCAAGATCGCCGAGGAAACCAACGCGGAGCTGCAACGGCTCTGCCATGAAGCCGATAAATCCGAGTCCGATTTTATTGCGACGCTCATCGAGATCCGCTGCCACGGGTTGGCGGTGGTGCAGAGGATAGAAGCCGCGCGCATTGAAATCGTCTCCGGCTCGTATCCGCCCCGGATCAATTCAGGCTCCAAGGAGTAGCCGCGATGGAAGACAAGAACAACGCGCACCACACATCGTTTGTCTCCGTCGCCCAGGTATCGGCGGCATTGGGGATCAGCCGGCAGGCGACCGATAAGCGCTTGGTGGGGATTCCGTTTGAGCGCGCCGCCGTCGGTGGGAGGCCCAGGCTCTATGCGATTGACATACTGCCGACGGACATCCAAGGGACGATGGCGGCCGCGGCGATCAAGCTGAACGGCCATCCGGTGCTCGCGCCGGCGCCGGCTGATGACGCGCGGGCCGAAGCGCTGGCGGCGATCTTCGAGGCGAAGCCGGAGAAGAGCAAGGCACGCGCCCGCGCGGATCTGGCGATCGTGCAGGAGTATCAGCGGCTCAACGCCGGCGGTTACAAGGAGAAGGCCGCGCGCGCCGCCGTCGCCGGCAAGCACCAGGTCCACGGGTCGACTGTCTGGTCGTTGTGGCGGGACATCAGAGAGGAGCCACCGCACTTGTGGCTGTACCTATTGGTGGACCGCTATCCGGGCCGCACGAGGCGCGCCGAGATGAGCGCGGAGGCATGGGAGGCGCTCAAGGGCGATTACCTCCGGCGCGAGCGGCCGACCGCGAAGGCATGCGTCGAGCGCGTGATCCGCGCCAACCGCGAGCAGGGCGGGAACTGGAAGCTGCCGTCACCGCGCACGATGGAGCGCCGGCTCGCGAAGATCCCGCGCATCGTGCAGGTCGTCAACCGCGAGGGGCCGACCGCCGCGAAGCAGCTCTATCCCGCGCAGCAGCGCCTGAAGCAGGCGCTCACCGCGATCGAGATCGTGAACGGCGACGGCTATAAGCACAACGTGTGGGTGCGCTTTCCCGATGGCGAGGTGCGCCGCGCGCAGACCTGGTTCTGGCAGGACGTCTACTCATCGAAGATCCTCAACTGGCGCACCGACAAGACCGAGCACACCGACGTCATCCGGCTCTCGTTCGGCGACCTGGTCGAGGCGTGGGGCATCCCCGAGGCGGTCGTGATCGACAACACGCTCGCCGCCGCCAACAAGACCATGACGGGCGGAGTCAAGAGCCGCTTCCGCTTCAAGATCCGGGACGACGAGCCGCTCGGCGTTTTCCCGCTGCTTGGCGTCCGCGTGCACTGGGCGACACCGGCGCACGGCCAGGCGAAGCCGGTCGAGCGCACCTACGGCATCGGCGGCATCGGCGAGTACGTTGACAAGGCGCCCGAGCTCGCCGGCGCGTGGACCGGTGCCAACACGCTCGACAAGCCGGAGTATGACGGCAAGCACCGCGCGGTCGAGCTGGTGGACCTGGAGAAGGTCATCGCCCGCGAGGTCGCGAGCTGGAATGCGCGCGAGGGCCGGCGCGGAGCGATGCAGCAGGGCCGCTCCTGCGACGCCGTGTTCGAGGAATCCTACTCACGCGCCGCGATCCGGCGCGCGACCGAGGCGCAGCGGCGGCTCTGGCTCCTCGCGACCGAGCCCGTCACGTGCGCGAGCCGCGACGGTTCGATCACGCTCGGCGCCGGGCGCATCGCCGGCGAGCGTGTCGCGAACCGCTACTGGTCGGTGGAGATGGCCGACCTCGCCGGCCGCCAGGTCGTCGCCCGCTTCGATCCGCAACGCCTGCATCACGGGGTCCATATCTACGCTTTAGATGGCCGTTACGTGTGCTTTGCGGAGTGCGTGAAGCCGGCCGCTTTCAACGACGCCAACGCCGCGCGCGAGCACAACCGCGCGCGCAAGACCTTCCTCCGCTCCGCGCGCGACATGGCGGATGCCGAGACGCGCATGAGCGCGCTCGATGCCGCCAAAGCCTACGCCGCCGGCGGCCCCTCGACGATCCCGCCACCGCCCGCAGCCCGCTCGAAGGTCGTGCGCGGGGAGTTCCGCGATCCGCTCGAACGTCCGCTGCGCGAGGCGCCGCCCGACACCGATGAAGACCGCGAAGCGCTCGCCGCTCTTGCGCGCGAGATGGCGGAGGACAAGGGCCGGGTCATCGAAATGGACGACCCGCGCGTGCGCTACCGGCGCTGGAACTCTCTCGACCGGCGGCTCACAGCCGGCGAGCTGATCGCGGACGAGGACCGGGCGTGGCACGCCTCCTATCGAGGCAGCGACGAATGGTCCTCGATGGAGTCGATGGCGCAGGACTTTCCCCAACTCAAGGAGGCGTGATCCATATGGAAGGCATCAAACGGGAGGGGCGTTGGGCGCCCCTTAAAAACGTACTGCTCGCATCGCGCGCGCTCGAGCGCGCGCTGAAGCGCGAGCCGAACCTGCCCGGCATCGTCGTGCTCTACGGCCCCTCGGGGTGGGGCAAGAGCATGGCCGCGTCCTACTGCGCCAACAAACACGAGGGCATCTACATCGAGTGCCGCAGCTACTTCACGCGCAGGACCTTCGTCGAGTCGATCCTGCGCGAGATGGGCATCAAGGCCGGCCGCACCGTCGCCGAGATGATGGAGCAGGTCGCCGAGCAGCTCGACCTCTCCAATCGCCCGCTCATCATCGACGAGATGGACCACCTGGTCGACCGTAACGTGCTCGAGATCGTGCGCGACCTGCACGAAATGTCCCGCTGCACGATGCTCCTGATCGGCGAGGAGCTGTTCCCGAAGAAACTCAAGCGCCGCTCGGAGCGCTTTCACAACCGGGTGCTGGTATGGCAGCCCGCGCTGCCGGCTTCCCGCGAGGACGTCCATTTGCTCGCCGGCTTCTACTGCCCGGGCGTCGCGATCGCCGAGGACCTGCTCGAGTTCATCCGCAAGAACTCGGCGAACGTCGTCCGCGTCGTCTGCGTCAACCTCGACGCCGTGCGCGAGTACTGCCAGAAGGAAGGGCTCAAGAAGATCGACCTCGAAGCCTGGGGCAAGCGCTCGCTCTACACGGGCGATGCGCCGGCGCGCGAGCCGCAGGCGCAGCTGAGGGCGGTGTCGTGAGCGAGACGCGCGTCATCCCCGAATCGCTCGATCTGAAGGCGTTGCACGAGCGGCGCAATGGCGGGATCGCGGCGGTGCCGGCGATCATCCGGGCGTTGCCGGTCCCGGACGACCTGACGGTCCATCTGCATGTCACGTACCGCCACGGCAAGGGGCTCACGAGCCTCCGTCTCATCCTCCAGCCGCGCGAGTGCGAGCAGGTGATCCTCATGCTGGAAGAGGCGCTCATGCTGATCGGAGGGCGCGATGCATAGGCCCGCGAGACTCGAACGCGCCGGGGCGTTGACGCCCCGCGATCGCATATGGGCGGCGATCCGCTGCTTCGGCAAGGACGACACGTTCTCGATTGCGGAGATCATGGTGTTGTCCGAGCAGCGCGACGATACCGCGCTCACCTACGTCAACGGTCTGGTCAAGGCTGGCCACCTCACGACGACGCTGCTGCAGCGCCGGCCGGCCTGCAGGCCGCGCCGGGAATTCCGTCGCTTTGCGCTCGTGCGCGACGTCGGCGTCGACGCCCCGCGCGTCACCGGCGAGGGCGAGCCGGTCGAGCAGGGCGGCGGGCGCGATCAGATGTGGCGCGCGGTGAGGATCCTCAAGGAGTTCGATTATCGCGAGCTCGCCGCCGCCGCGTCCACCGAGAAGCATCGCGTCTCCCCGGAAGAGGCGCAGACCTACTGCCGCCACCTCAAGCTCGGGGGCTACCTCGCCGTCACGCGCCCTGCCGCCTTTGGGACGCTCGGCAGGGCGGAGCGGCTGCGCTTCATCCGCTCGCGCAACACCGGGCCGCGCGCGCCACTCGTCACGCGCGAGAAGCAAGTGATGGACGCCAACACCGGCGCGATCGTCTACGACTCACGGCCCACGCAGTCAACGAAGGAGGCACCATGATCCGACACCACTCCGAAATTCACGACCGAACGATTCGCCGTTCGGGCGCGCCGCTCGCGGTCCTGCTCGCGATCGTGGTCCTCGGCATCGCCGCATTCCGCGTCACCCCGGCGGCCGAGCCGTTGCGTCTCGAGGCGCAAGCCGGACAGTGCGAACACGGTCAGGCCGGTCGGGGCATCTGGTGGAACGATGCCTATCCCACCCACATCGATTTGACGTCGTCCTGCTGGCAACTCGGGGCGTCCCGGATCGAGCGGCAATATAAGTGGGGGAACCTTGGCTGGCGCGCGGCCTACGTCGATCTAGGACGCTATTCAGCCGACAACCAGTTCGCCATGCGTGACGACCAGCAGATGACCCCCTTCAACCCGGCGGATTGCCAGCCCGACATGGTGAACTGCATCGGGCGCGGGAAGATCAACGGCAGAACCCGGGGCGTGTCGCTGACGGCCATTACTGAACAGACCTGGGGCCAGATGAAATTCGGGCTGGAGGCGGGGGCGTTCGTCTACTACAACCGCTTCGACGTGACCGTTGTCCCGGTCTACTCGGGGGACTTCCAACCGGTGAGCTACGCATGGGGCGACTGGCTGATCACGCCCGTCGTCGGTTTCACCGGCAACTACAAATACTGGTTCGCGACCCTGCGGACTTACTTCGACGTGAAGGCCCACGAGAACGGCTGCGCGGGCTGCAGCGGAATAACCGACGGCCCGGCGTGGCAGGCGACGATCGGCGTCTCGGTGCCGTTCGAATTGGGGCGCCGATGATGCTTGACGGCAAGACCAACATCGAGAAGGTCCGCGCCGCCTGGGGCAAGGCCGCGCCCGAGTGGGTGATCGTGCTCGCGGAAGCGTGCGATGCGCGCGGCGGCAGCCAGACGGCGGTGGCCGCGCGGCTCAACATCAGCGGCTCGGCGGTGAGCCAGGTGCTCGGCAACACCTACATCGGCCGGCTCGACCGCATCGAGCAGCGCGTGCGCGGCGAGCTGATGAAGCAATGCGTCGCGTGCCCCGTCCTCGGCGAGATCACCAAGCGCCGCTGCATGGACGAGCAGAGCCGCACGCAGTTCGCCCCCACCAATGCGGTGCGCGTCGAGCTGCGGCGCGCGTGCCCGCGCTGCCCCAACTTCATGAGGAAGAGCGCATGAAGCTGAAGCGCCACGCCGACCGCCGCGAGAATCCGAGCTTCTTTCATGGAGGCCGTCGTTTTTTTGATCGTGCTCTGGTGCTGCCGCTCGTCGCCGCGCTGCTGGGCCTGGTCGTATGGCTCCAGCCCCAGCCCGCAGCGGCGCCGCAGAACATGGAACCGGATCGTGACGGGTGCCGGCGGCTCCTGAGTTTCTATTCGGAGCCTCCGGCAGTGCAACAGTTCTGCAATCGGACAATTTATAAACACTGATGCCCAACATTCTTGATTCGAAGTTCAAGTGGGTATCCGCCGCCAAGACCGACGTGCGCAAGACTATTCGGCGCGAGCAGCGGCGGCTCGCGCGGGAAGCCGAGCGTGCCGCGCAGCACGACGCGGACAACCAGGCCGAGGCCGCGCGCAAAGTCGCGCCGATCGCCAGGAGGAAGCCATGACCTACGACGACGGCTACATCGAGCTCTGGGGCGAGGTCTACCGCGCCAACCGGCTGCTGCAAGGTTACTGCCCGTTCGTGCAGTTCCTGGCGCGGCCGCGTTACTACCTCGAGCGCGTCGGCCACGCGCTGCTGCCGGAGCAGCTCGCGGTGCGGCGGCGCATCGACCACGAATCACGACCCACGAATCACGAATCACGGCCGTCAAGGAGATCCGCATGAACTTCGCCAGCTTGCGTCACCAGATTTCGCATTTCGTCCACGAGTCGCGCGAGCCGCTCTCGAAGCTGCAGCTGCGCGAGATCTGCGACATGGCGGCCGACGACACGGCCCTCGCCAACGCGCTGTTCAATATGTGCAGGGACGGGCAGCTCACTCGGCACCCGGCGCCGGCGGGCTCCGGTGTCGGCGTGCGCTGGTGCTACGGCGTCGGCAAGGTGAAGCCGGGCGCGGAGCCGCCGGAAAACGATGCGGGGGGGGCGACCCGAGGGCCGGGAGATCGGGAGAGCGGGAAATCGAAGCGGCGGGCGAAGCACGCCAAGGGAAGGAAGCACAAGATGCAGCGTAGGACTGCAAAACGGCCGCGCCAGGCCGCAACACCGAACGATCGTTCGCCCACGCCCGCCGGCATGTGGGCGCTGCGCAGCGATGGCGCGTTCGTCCTGCTCGGAGACGATCTGGGCCTGGTCGTGCCGCGCGCGGTGGCGAGATCGCTCGTGGACTTCATCCGCACGCTCGACGAGGGGCAGGCGTAATGAGCCGCCCGCGCATTTTCACCTACGAGCAGGACAGGGTGCTGCGCGCCAACTACGGGCCGCGCGGCGCGGCGTGGTGCGCGAAGCAGCTGGGATTCACCCTCGAGCAGATCTACGGGCGCGCGAAACGCCTGGGCGTCATGGGGACGCACGCCGCGCCGCGCTCGGGCGCCGGGCGGGCCTCGCCCAATTCTCGGCCTAACTATGACCACCGCGCGCTCGCCAAGGCGCTCGGCATGCCCGCGTCGCCGCCCGACCCCGGCGCCGTCCTCGAGCGCCACTACATGGGTGGCCGGCCGTGACCATCACCCGCGACCAGGTCCTTGCCGCGCTCGCCCGCCACGTCGGGCGTGACAAGGGCGTGCGCATCCAGGAGCTGGTCTACGAGATCACCGGCGAGACGCCACGGAGCGAGGGCGCGGAGCGGAAGGTTCGCGAGCTCGTCTCCGAGCTGCGCGAATCGGGTGTCGCCGTCTGCGCCTACCCCGGCGACGGCTACTACATCGCCGGCAGTGCCGAGGAGCTCGAGCAATGCTGCGCGTTCCTGCGCTCGCGGGCGATGCACAGCCTGGTGCTGGAATCGAAGCTGCGCAAGATCCCGCTGCCGGAATTGTTGGGACAACTTCGATTGAACACGTAAAAGGAGCGACACATGGCAGCAAAGAATCGCGTCAAGGCCACAGCGGCGGCGTACTCGTCGCAGACACGGGACGATTGCATCGCCGACATCAAGCGGCTCGGCGACACACAGCGCGACCTCACCCGCCGGCAGGCCGACATGAACGACGAGATCGCCGAGATCACCAAGCGCCACAGCGCCCGAATAGAGGCGCTTAACGACCAGGTAAACACCCTTCAAAAGGGCATTCAAACCTGGTGCGAGGCGAACCGCGCCGCCCTCACCGAGGGCGGCAAGGTCAAGAGCGCCAACCTCATCACCGGCGAAGTGCAGTGGCGCCAGCGCCCGCCGAGCTGCAAGGTGCGCAACGAAGAGGGCGTGATCGAGACCCTGGAGCGCCTCGACCTCGCGCGCTTCGTGCGCGTCAGGAAGGAAGTCAACAAGGAGGCGATCCTGCAGGAGCCGGACGCCGCGCGCGGTGTCGCGGGGCTCACCATCATCACCGGCGTCGAGGACTTCGCGATCACGCCGTTCGAGCAGGAGGTCGAGGCGTGAAGGTTGCAGTGCTCATCTTCGCGTGGCTGTTCTTGGTGCGCGTCATCGCGCGCCTCGTGTGGCTCGGTCTACTTGACTACCCGCGCGTTTTGAAGACCTCGCGCAGCGTGGATGCCTTTGCCGCCCTCGTCGACGCGGGCATCGCCGCCACCTTGTTCTGGCTTACATGGGGGGCGTCATGAGTAGCGAGCGCGCCATCGACTTCATCGTGCATACGTCCGTCCAGGACGGGCTGTGCTCGGCGACCTACGCAACGCCGGCGACGATCAAGAAGGCAATCGCCTACGAGAAACGGCACAGCAAGCGCTCGGCGCTGATCGGGGGCCTCGAGCGCGAGCTGCGCCGGCGGGCGAAGGGCGGGAAACGCGCGGGAGCTGGCGACGCATGACCTACCGCCCCGTCACCGACGTCGGCCTGTTCGCGCATCCGAAGGTGAAATATTACGGCGCGTTCCTCAACGGATCTCTGGAGCGCATGCGGCTGCCGCTCGGCGCGCAGATCCAGGACCCCGTTCTTTTCGTCTGCGGCGGCAAGGTGCGCGAGTATCCCTGCGCCGGCTTCGGCCCGAACGACAAGACCGTCGACATCAACCCGAGGCTCAATCCCGACTACGTCATGGACGTCCGGCACCGGCTGCCGAAGAAGCGCGGCGGCTGGCGCGCGATGATCGTGGACTCGCCCTGGAGCAAGGAACAGGCGCGCAATTACGGCACGGAGGAGCAATATCCGAGACCCGGCCCCCTGCTCAAGCTGTGTCTCGAGCACACGCGACCCGGCGGGCGCGTCGGCATTCTCCACTGGCTGATGCCCAGCCCGCCAAAGGAAGTGCATGGCTGCAGGATCAAGTTAGTCTTCGCGCTGCCGATGGCGCTGTACAACAAGACCTGGCGCGGCTATGTCGTGTTCGAGAAGGTAGTACCGCGAGACGGGAAGCAGGGGCCCCGGTTTCCGGGGATGCGACCAGGCGAGCGGGGCAGGACGCCGACATGATGTGGCCGATGTTCCAGATGATTCTGCGGAGGCGTCTGCCGTGACGCAGCTGCTCGAGATCCTGCGCCGCCTGTGGCCCTTCGTGCTACGGCGCACGCATGAGCGCGCGGTCGCGCGGCTGCAGCAGGCGCGCGAGGAAGACCGCAGACGCATCGAGGCGCTGGTGTGGTGGCGGGGAGAGAAGCCATGATCGGCCGCTTCCTTCGCTGGATCACCGGGCATCCGGCGCCGGACTGTACCTATATGGTACGGCACGACTGCCCGATCGAAGGCGCGGTGTCGATCGAGGCGGGGTTGCCGTGCGCCTGGTGCGGGAAAGTCGAGCCAGTGCCCATGCCCGCGGTATGGCGGTCGAACCGGAGGGCGGCGTGAGCGATCTTCGCTACACGCTCCAATGGCGACGGCATCTGCGCTGGAGGACCGCCAAGTCCTACGACGCCGAACGCGAGGACTTCGACGTGATCGAGCACGTAATGGGGCAGCTCGCGCGCCAGCACCCGCGCTTCGAGTTTCGCATCCTGCTCATGCCGGCGAACGTGCTGGCGGCGCAGGTGAGGAGAGCGGCGTGAGGCTCGATGCGCGCGTCAACCGAGAGGCCTGGTTTTGGTCAGTGTGGGACTGTGAACACTGCGAGCGTCTTCAGGACGTGGTGTGGGCCGATGACGAGACGGCGCAATACGGACGGTACCCCTACCGAGGCGCCAGGACGATTGTCACTCACCAGGCCCGGCGCATTCGTTTCGCATTCGAGAATCAGGTGGTGCTCATCAACCCGCTCGACGACGCGACGATGCGGGAATCCGAGGTCGAGGAGGCGCACGCCTGATGGACCTGCTCCTCCTCATCCTCAAGGGCGTCGGCGCCGTGTTGATCATCGCGGGCTTGTTCTTCCTCGGGCTCGCGGGCGCCATCTACGCCGCCGTTAAACGCGAGCCACCGGAGGACTGGGAATGAGCGCGTGCCCGACCGGTTGCGGCCGCAGCGTCGCGCTCGGCAACCTGCTGTGCCGCACATGCTGGCACCTGGTGCCGCCGCAGCTCGCTGCCGACGTATGGCGGACCTGGCGGGCGTGGAAGAAGGACCTCGGATCGCGCGAGGCGAGCGCTGCGTACCGGGCCGCGTCCGATGCCGCGATCGCGGCGGTGCAGGAGCGGATCACGCAGAAGGAGCTGTTCGGATGAGATGGTGGGTTTTCAACCAGAAGCAGCTCGACGCCGCGCTTACGCGCTGGGCGCAGGACGGCAATTCGCACGGCTCAATCGAGATCCTGCGCCTGCAGCGCGACCTGGAGGCCGTGCAGGAGTTCCTGCAATCGGACGCGGCGCGCATCCACAAGCTGCGCGGAGATCCCGAATGAGCCGCCACTCGACCCTCGACACTCGACACTCGCGCCCGCAGGGCGCTCTGAACACCCAAGCCGTGAGTGGGGTCAAAAACCACGGCAGGCAGCACGGCAACTCGGCTCGATCCCCTATCCAGCCGACTCCTCCAACCGCGCAAGCGGCGCCGCGAGCTGCCCGCCCCGCGACCCACCGCCCGCTGCCTGCGGGCGATGCGGGGCGTACCTTATATGGTACCCAGCTCGGCGACGCCTTCGGGCGCGCGGGCTGGAGCGGAACTCAGGAAGCGCTCACGGCCGCGCGTGCCGGCAACGTGAAGCTCGTGGACGAGCTGGAGCTGGCGTGGCTCAACGCCTGGGGGCCGAAGCCCACACCGCCGGAGGACGTGCCGGCGCAGCTCCTGGAGGAGAACGGCTGGCGGCTCTACGCGATCGAGATCCTGCACGGCGGCGATGAGACGATGATCGAGTGGGGCTACGTCCAGCCGTGCCCGCGCTGCTGGCGTGCGATCTCGAAGCGCAAGGGCTGCCGCAAGTGCGAGGGCTGGGGCTATCTCAACGGTGGCGGCCATGAGGAATGCGCGATCTGGCGCTTCCAGACTGACACCGAGCTGCGCATTGTGCCGGACTCGCTGTCGAACTTTGGTGGCTACTGATGCCCAAAGGCGTCCACTCGAATTATTCGCGCGCGAGCCGCCACGGCAGATGGCGGCGCGGGCCGATGCTCTCGTCGCACGGCTACGTGAAAATCCGGGTCGGGATCGGCCACCCGCTCGCCGATCGGCACGGCTATGCCTACGAGCACCTGCTGGTATGGGTCGCCGCCGGCAACCCGCGGCCGGCGAGATCCGTGTGCCTGCAATGGTTCAACGAGGACCGTACCGACAACCGCATCGAGAACCTGTACCTGATCACCCGCGCCGAGCGGGAGCGCCGCCGCAACGCCCGGGTCATCCGCGATCCGCGCGGGCGCGTGCTCTCGAACGCTGTAACGCGCGCCGTCCAGCGCGGCGCCGCGGTGCGGTACCACTACGGCGACCGGAGGGTGGAGGGATGATTCTATTCACTCTTAAACCATCGTCGATTCATGGAGTGGGCGTTTTCGCCGTGAGGCGAATAGCGGCGCGTAAACGCCTTCCACTTTTTGGGGATCACGATTGGCGTTGGCTCTCCCATCTTCCGAAGCATGAAGGTCAACGGCTCTGCACGAAAGGTGATGGCGGATTCTACGCACCTTGCGACTGGCATATGCTATCAGTCGGGTGGTTTTTGAATCACTCTGAACAGCCAAATGTCTGTGCCAAAACATGGCGTTCTCTTCGCCCGATTCGTCTTGGTGAGGAATTAACTATCTTCTATCCAATACTCGGAGAAGAGAAGCCATGACCGCCCACCCCGCCGACCGCCGCGCGGAGCTCGCCCGGATTCACATCCTGGCGGAGAGCCTCGGCATGGACACCGCGGACAAGCACCCGGCGAGCGAGTATCGCTCGACGCTCTTCGCCGTCGGCGGACCGACCGCGAGGCGCGGCGAGGAGATCTCGGCCGCCTTCCTCGACCACGTGGGCCGCAAGCGCGTGGTCGCGCACCTGGCCGCGCTCGCGCGGGCGCGGGGCATCAAGCAGAAACAGCCGCCGATCGGCAAGCCCGGGCGGCCCACGCCCGCCCCGGACCGTACCAATATGGTACGGAAGATCCGCGCCATGCTCTACGAGGCGGGCCGCGCGGACGCCTACGCGGACGGCCTGGCCAAAAAGATGTTCCACGTGGAAATGTTCGAGTGGTGCGCGCCCGACCAGCTGCGCCGCGTGATCGCGGCGCTGTGCTACGACCGAGGACGCCGTGCCGCGCGCGAGGCGCGCGCGGCGGAGAAACGCGAGCACAATATGGCTTTACCCACGGGGGGATGATCATGGCGCAATTCGACCTATATGAAGTATCAAAGCACCACCGCGAACGGGTAATGGAGCTGTTCAATCGTGCCCGCATCGATGTGGACAACTTCATTGCGGTTTGCGATGGGCTGGGCGGTCTCGATTGTCGCCGGAATCCGTCGGACGTTGAGCTGCTCACCGCGCTCGCCGAGAGGTTGTTGAAGGGCTGGGAATGGCAAATCATCGAGGTCGTAGGTGAGGTTCCTGATCTGATGATCGGCAGAAAGCTCTAGTGCCCTGCGTTCACATCAACGGTGCAATCGTCTGCTCGCGCGGGCGCGGCGCGCACCATCCATGCGGCACCTGCGGCGAGCTCGCCGGCTTCCAATGCGACTGGAAAATCGGCGGCGGACCTGCGGTGTGGCAAGGCAGAACCTGCGACGCGTGGATCTGCGCGACCCACGCGCAGCAGGTCGGGCCGGACAAGCACCTGTGCCCCGAGCACCAGCGTACATATAAGGAATGGCTCGCCAAGCGGGTCGAATCACGAATCACGAATCACGAATCACCGTCCTGATGGCCGATCCCGCGATCAAATACCCCGAGATCCTCGCAGAGCTGGCGGCCACGGTGGCCGCTTCCCTTATCGAGAACGGGATCGCGCCGAAAGTCGCGCGCGAAGCCGCGGAAAAGGCCGTCGAGGACGTGCGCGCGAACTTCGGCGGGCAGAACATCTACATTCCGATGGGGCTGGGCTACAACCTCGCGCGCCGCAACGCGGAGATCCGCCGCCGTCTTGCGGCGGGCGAGAATCGCGAGGCGATCCGCCGCGAGTTCGAGCTATCGGAGATGCAACTGCACCGCATCGAGGACGACGACACGCCCTCGCGCCGCTGACTCCGCGAGCGGCTAATTCATAACACGTGTTGAAAGACTCACCGCGCCCGCGCCCCTAGCATGGGCGGGTGCTCGATTACATTCGCCACGTCATCTACCAGGCGGCGTTGCTGCAGTTGCCCGCGCGCATGGACTCGCACGCCGCGCGCGCGATGCTGACCGCGATCGGCATGCAGGAGTCGCGTCTGCGCCACCGCCGCCAGCAGGAAAACGGCCCGGCGCGCGGGTTCTGGCAGTTCGAGACGGCGGGCGTGCGCGGCGTGATCAAGCACGGCGCGAGTCGCACGCACCTCGTCCCGATCCTCGCCGCGATGCAATACGACGAGGAGGTCACCACCAGCTACACCGCGATCGAGCACAACGACATCCTCGCCTGCGTGTACGCGAGGCTCCTGCTCTGGACACACACGGCGCCGCTCCCGCAGAAGGGCGAGCGGGAGGTCGCGTGGCAGTACTACCTGTCGCTGTGGCGCCCGGGCCGCCCGCACCGTGAAACGTGGGATGCGTTCTTCGACCGGGCGTGGGAGGTAACCGCCGCATGAGGCTCATGGCCTTAGCCGCGATCGCGGCGCTCGCCGGCTGCGCGACGCTGCCCCCCCCCGGCGCAACCCGTCGCGGAACTGAAGCAGGACGACATCACGGTCTCGCTCTACAGCGAGCCGTGCGCGCTCGGCGCCGTGGAGAATCTGCAATATCGCGCGACCTGGGACGACCCGAAACGCGGGCACTTCGAGGGCTGCTACACAGTGCAGCATCAGACGATCGTCGTCCTCTACTTCGAGGACCGCATGGTGATCACCGCGCCGCTGCGCGTGTTCGCCCCGCCCGCGCCGCCGCAACCCATCAAACCACAACCTATTTCACTCTGAAGGAGCCAACGATGAACGCACTCGAAGGCAAGAAGACTTACGCCGGCATCGCCACCATGCTGCTCGCGTTCCTGGGGCAGCAACTCGGCGTCGACCTCGGCGACGGCACCGAGATCATCGCCGCCGTCGTCACGCTCGTCGGCGCCGCGCTCGCCATTTATGGGCGGCTCGTCGCCAAACCCACAAATCCGTGATTCGTGATTCGTGATTCGTGATTCGACCCCGTAAATAGGAGACGCAAAATGAAGCTCAAGTTCTATCTTTTGCTCGCGCTCGCGGCGCTCGTCGGCGCCTGCGCGACCCTCACCGCGCCGCGCAACGTCGACGACAGCATCGCCTACGGCTACAGCCAGGTCGCCGCCGCGCGCGGCACGGCGGCGGCGCTCCTCGATCGCGGCGCGATCACGGCCGCCGACGCGCGGCGCGCGCAGGTGCAGGCCGACCAGGCGCGCGCGGCGCTTGACGCGGCCCGGGCCGCGCGTGGTGCCGGCGATCTCGATGGCGCGCAGGGGCAGTTGACGCTCGCGCTGTCTATCCTTACCCAGCTCGAGACCTACTTGAAAGCACAGGAGGCCAAATGAGCAACGTCGCAGCCGCAATCACGATCCTCGCGAACCTGACAACGGTTGCCGCCGAGGTGCTTGCCAACGCGCAGACGGTCGCGAATCTGATCCAGAAGGCGCAGATGGAAGGCCGCTCGACCTTTACCGACGAGGAGTGGAAGACGATCACCGGGCTCGATGACGCTGCCCGCAAGCGGCTCGAAGAGGCGATCGCGCGCAAATCCCCCCCAACCCCCCTTTGACAAAGGGGGTCGGGAGACGCGCGGGGGGATTCAGTGGATGTCACTGACTTCGCTTCTGAGACCGAGCAGCTATGGCTTCTCGGGCGGCTCGCGGAGCAGGCGCGTCGCGCGCCGCGCGGCATCGCGGCCCATGACTGCGAGGACTGCGGTGAGCCGATACCCGAGGCGCGGCGCCTGGCCGTTCCAGGGACGACACGGTGCGTGGAGTGCCAGGAGCGGCGTGAGGCGAGGAGCATGAAGGAGAGGCGGGAACGATGAGTATTGAATTACTGCCGCACGTGCTCACCACGGTCGCGCTGCTTATCACGGGCGCCTGGGCGCTCCTGAAGATCATGGTGCGGCAATACGATCGCAGCCTCGACCAGCGCTTCGCGGCCCAAGAGGCGGTGCGCGTGGACGCCCGCGCCAGTTACGAGAAGCAGTTCAACAATCTGGAGAATATGTTCCGGGACCTCGAGCGCGAGTTCCTGAAGCACATCGCGCAGCTGCCGAAGGAGTACGTCAGGCGAGAGGACGCGATCCGCTCCGAGACGGTGATCAACGCCAAACTGGATGCGCTCGCCGTGAAGATCGACATGGTGGCGGAACGACAGCAAAGGGCTTGAACGATGGACATGGAAAAGACGCGCCGCGAATCCATCCGCTGGCACATTCTGGTGGCGGTAAACGCCGGCGCGCCGCAGCCGGTTGCCGAGCCATTGATTCTGTCGGCGATCCAGAGCATCCCGGTCGAGTGCACCGCGCTGGAGCTCCGGAGGCAGCTCGACTACCTGGAGGACCGCAAGCTCGTGGTCCTCGCGCGGCATGAGGGCGCGCCGTGGACGGCGGATCTGACGCGCGCTGGCGTCGATTACGTGGAATACACGATCGCCGCCGAGCCCGGCATCGCGCGCCCGAAGAAGTACTGGTGAGCGATGCGGCGCTCCAAGATCGAGCGGTTGCCGGCGCGGCTTCGGGACGAACTCTCGAAGAAGCTCATCGCCGGCGCCTTCAGCGGTTACGACGGGCTGGAGAAGTGGCTCGCCGGGGAAGGCGCGGCGATCGGCTTGCGGGGCGAGGAGATCCCGAAGCACTCCTCGATCCACCGCTACGGAGTGGAGCTACAGGAAAAGCTCGAGGCGATCCGGGCGAGCACCGATGCCGCGCGCCAGATTGCAGACGCCGCCCCCGACGATGCGGATTTGCGCTCGGCGGCGGTGATTTCCCTGGTGCAGACGGAAGTGTTCGATCTGCTGATCAAGCTGCGCGAGGCCGACACGGAAACCGATACGCCGAAGCGCGTGAAGCTCCTTTCGGCCGTCGCCGGCAACATCGCCAAGCTCTCGCGCGCGAGCGTGAACCAGAAGAAGTGGGAGCAGGAGATCCGGACCAAAGTGCAGGCGGCGGCGGCGAGCATCGAGAAGATCGCGAAGAAGGGCGGGCTCTCGAAGGGCGCGGTCGCGGAGATACGACGTGAAATCCTCGGCATACCCGCTTGACGAGCACCTGACTCGGCTGCGCGACTGGCTCGGCGGGAGTTTTGAGCCGAGCGATGATCATGATTGCAATGGGGTGAACTCTAAGCTGATCGATTTTCCTGTAAGGGGGCGAATGATGAAACCGAGTCAAGGCCGCATCGTGATCTTCCACCAGCCGGACAACGAGGCGCCGCACAACGGCAGCCGCGAGCATCCGGCGATCGTGAATGCAGTGTGGCCGCAGTTTGGCGGCGACGGCGGGATCAACTGCACCGTGTTTCCAGATCTCGGGCCGGTGGAGTTCCGCACATCGGTACCGCACAAAGGTATCGCCGCGGCCGGGAGCTGCTGGTGGGATTGGCCCACCAGGGAGACAGCATGAAGACGACGACAGGACTGGAGCTGGCGAACGCGAAACTGGCGCAGTTGCGTGCGGCGGGTTTCAAGCCTGCTCCCCGCAGGACGGTGTTCGAGCGTCTGAAGGACAACCCGAAATCCAAGAGCCTCGCGCTGCGGGCCTATTATCTCGACTTGAACCGCGTCGAGCAGAACGCGGGTTGCCCCGATGCGGGCGTAGCTGAGCTGCGGGCGGACGCCGTGAGGAAATATCAGGACGCGCGGACGCGCGGCGTCGCGAAGAGCATCCGGAGCGCGTGCTTCGATTGTGTCGGGGGCGATGATGATCCCGGACCGCGCCAACGGGCGCGGGATTGCGGGGTCTTTGGCTGCCCCTTGCATGCCGTTCGCCCGTGGCAGGGCGTGCTCGGGCGCCTGGGGCAGGGTTTGGGGGTCCGCAAGTCCGCCCAAAACGCCCAAACGCCGGAATCCTAATAGGGGCCTTAACCATCTTTTCCGACCTCATGAGGCCCCGGTAAGGGGGTAGTAGCCAATCGGCGCCACGAACCTCCCCAAGCCCCCTAGAAGACGCGACATGCCAAAGCCCTCCCGCAAGCCCCTCCCCCCCCCGCCCACCCCCCGGCCGGGGGCTGGCGAGGCCGCGATCGCGGCCCCGGCCGTGTTCCTGTCCTACCAGCAGGCGTGGGCGGCGGACACGGCGCAGGTGCGCGTGTGGGAGAAGTCGCGCCGCATCGGGGCCTCCTGGTGCGACGCCGCCGACTCCGTGCTCGAGGCCGGCGCCGAGGGCGGGCAGGATGCGCTCTACATCGGCTACTCGGAAGACATGGCGCGCGAGTACGTGGACGACTGCGCGATGTGGGCGCGGATGTTTCAAAAGGCCGCCGGCGAGATCCAGGAGCTGCTCTACCAGGACGAGAAGAACAACATCAAGGCGTTCCGCATCGACTTCGCGAGCGGGCACAAGGTGCTGGCGCTCTCCTCGCGCCCGCGCTCGATCCGCGGCAAGCAGGGCAAGGTGACGATCGACGAGGCGGCGTTCCACGACGATCTCGAAGGGCTCTTGAAAGCCGCGCTCGCGATGCTGATCTGGGGCGGGCGGGTGGCGATCCTCTCCTCGCACAATGGCGAGGACAATGCCTTCAACCTACTGCTGAAGGAGATCCGCGCCGGCAAGCTCCCCTACTCGCTCCACCGCGTCACCTTTGACGACGCTCTCGCGGCCGGGCTCTTCGACCGCGTGAAACTGATCCTGGGGAAACGGCTGGGCTACGAGCTCCCTGACAGGAGCTGGCACGAGATCGCGACGCGCGAGGAATGGCGCGAGTGGATCTTCGCGAAATACGGCGAGCGCGTGAACGAGGAGCTGCTGTGCATACCGCGCGCGGGCTCCGGCGTCTATATCGCGCGCACGCTGGTCGAGCGCTGCCAGCGCGATGGCATCACCGTCCTGAAACTCAAGAAGCCGCACGAGTGGATGCTCGACGATCAGCGCCTCGCGGAAGCGGACATCTGGATCAAGGACGTGTTGAAGCCCGTCATCGATTCGCTCGCCACGGAGAAGCGCACCGTGCTCGGCATGGACTTCGGCCGCAGCGGCGACCTCTCCTATCCGACGGTGCTCCAGGATCAGGGCGGGGGCAAGTGGCGCGAGGCGTTCTCGATCGAACTGCGCAACATCCCATTCGACGTGCAACGGGCGATCGTGTTCTATCTCCTCGACAACCTGCCGCTCCTGCACCACGCGAAGTTCGATGCGCGTGGCAACGGCCAGCAGCTCGCCGAGGAGGCGCTGCAGAAGTTCGGCCCGGCGCGCGTTGAGTGCGTGATGGCCTCGCCCTCCTGGTATGCCGCCAACTTCCCGCCCTACAAGGCGGCGCTCGAGGACCAGTCGGTCGAGATCGCGCGGGGCGAGGACGTGATCGCGGACCACCGCCGCGTGATCCTGAAAAACGGCTACCCGGCGATGGACGACGGGCGCGACAAGGGCTCGGACGGCGAGTACCGCCACGGCGACGGCGTGATCGCGCGCGTGCTGGCGTGGGCCGCGACGCGCACCGAGGGCCAGCCGCCGGCCGGTGAATCAGTGGACGCGCCCGAGGATCTCTTCCTCCCGGCGGCGATGGCGGGGCGCCGGCGCATGACGATGTTCAAGAAGGCGGCGTAGCGGCGGTGAACAGTGAACAGTGAACGGTGAACGGTCGAATATGAATCCCAGCCAGATCTCGATCTGGAAAGACTTCGTTGCGACGATGTACGGCGAGCCGGCAGAGCCCGCGGCGCCGGCCGCGCCGGCGGCGCCGGCGGCGTTCCGCGAAGGCGCGGGCATAACGGTGGACGTGGACGAGGACCAGTGGCGCAAACTCACCGGCGACGCGCAGCGCGATTTGACGCCGATGACGCAGTCGCGCATGCAGAAGATCGCGCACTGGCTGTGGGAAGCGAATCTCCTCGCCAACCGCATCATCGAGCTGCCGGTCGCCTATCTCCTGGCGGAAGGCGCGAAGCTCCAGGTGAAGGACGAGGAGAACCAGAAGGCGCTCGATCGATTCTGGCGCGATCCGATCAACGACATGGACCTGAAGCTGCCGAAGAAGGTGCGCGAGCTCGCCATCTTCGGCGAGCAGTGCTATCCCGCGTTCGTGAACGAGATGGACGGCCACGTGCGGCTCGGCTATCTCGACCCAGCCTTGATCGAGACCGTCGTGATGGACCCCGACAACCGCGAGCAGCCGATCGGGATCGTCACGACGCGCGACAGGAAGGGCCGCGCGCGGCGCTACCGGGTGATCATCAACGGGCCTGAGGACGTCTTCACGCAGCGCACGCGCGAGATCCGGGAGTCATTCCCCGACGGCGATGCGTTCTTCTTCCGCGTGAACGATCTCTCCTCAGGCATGCGCGGGCGCTCGGATCTGCTCGCGCAAGCCGACTGGCTCGACGTCTACGATCAATTCCTGTTCGGCGAGGGAGAGCGCGCGGCCGCGCTGCGGGCGTTCTTCTGGGACGTGACGCTGAAGAACGCAACCCCCGACCAGGTCAAGGCGCGAGCGAAGGAGATCACCGCGCCGAAATCGGGCAGCGTGCGCGTGCACAACGACTCGGAGGAGTGGAAGGCGGAGGCGCCGGAGCTGCAGGGCACGGACCTCTCGGAATTCGCGCGGCTCATGCGCAATCACGTGCTCGGAGGCGCGACGCTCGCGACCAACTGGTTCGGCGGAACGGACGACGTCAATCGCGCCGGCGGCGAGAGCATGGCGGAGCCGACGTTCAAAGTGCTCTCCATGCGGCAGCGCTTCGTGAAATACATCCTCGAATCCATCGGGCGCTACGTGCTGCTTCAGGCGGCTGGCGGGAAGGAGATCGACTGGGCGGACCCCAGGTGGGCGGTCGAAGCGGTGATGCCGGAACTCACCACGAAGGACACCACCAAGTACGCAGCCGCGCTGCAGCAAGTCGTGGTCGCGGTCGCGCTGGCGATCGAGAAGGCGTTGATGAGCGAAGCCACCGCACTCAAGCTCATCAACACGATGGCCGCACGGCTCGGCGTCGCGATCGACGCGGAGGCCGAACTCAAGGCTGCGCAGGCGGAGGCCGCGGCGCGCGCCGAGCGCGACGTCTTTACCGAGCTGCCGGCTGCCGGCGGCCAATAACGGAAAAGGAGACTCACATGCTGCTGAAACGCATTTACAAGAAGCCGACCGGCTGGAAGCCGGAACGCAACGTCCGTGGCGCGGACGGGAAGCTGAAGGACGCATCGCGCCCGGAGGGGGAGCTCCTCAATCCCCCGCCGATCGCTCACGTCGAGATCCGGCATACAGGCACTCACGCCGAGCAGAACTTCTCCACGAGCCTGGTGGAGGCCGCCGTCGCCGACGGCTGGATGACGCTCGGCCGTGGCAAGCTCACCGTCCACGGCAAGCCGGAGGACCTGGTCTACACGATCAAGCGCGGGCCTGGACACTACTGCTGCCACTGCGGCGAGCGCCTTCCGGATGCCGCGGCGTTCGTCGCGCCGAAGGTGACGGGAGGCATGCAGCACGTCGCCGTGGTGCACGCCGGCGAGAAATCGCCCGATCGCGGCAACCCGGCGGGTTACTGCCGTCTCAACCATTATGAGTGCGTGATCGAGGCGAAGCAGCATGAGAAGTTCAACGCGCGCGCGCAGAGGAGAGTCTGATGGCGAACTTCGTTTTCAACGTAGCGAAAGGCCGCGTGGCGGAGCTCTACAACAGAGTCGATCTCAATGATCCCGCGGCATCCGCTCTCATCGTCGCGATCCTCGCCACCGCGGGCATCGAGTCCGACGCGACGCTGATCGACAAGGATGATCTCGCGGCGGTCGTCGCGGGCACCACCAACGAAGTGACGAACAGCGGCTACGCGCGCAAGACCCTGACCGACGCTGACATCGTCGCCTTCGCGCCGGACGACACCAACGACCGGGTGGACCTCGACATCCCGGACCAGACCTGGACCGCGGTCGCCGCGGGCGACGGCTGGAACGACTTCGTGGTGTGCTACGACAGCGACACCGGCGCCGGCACGGACGCGGCGATCGTGCCGCTCACGCTGCATGATTTTTTGGTGGTGCCCGATGGCAGCGATATAACTGCCCAGGTGGCTGCCGCAGGATTCTTCCGTGCATCCTAAGTCCGGTGCCTGCGCCGATTGCGGCGTGCCGATTCTCAAAACATCTGCACGTTGTCGGGCGTGCAACCTCAAGCGCGTCGGCACGCCAGGATGGAATCGTATCGGAGAAGAACCGTTTACGCGCCCCGAGCTGTCGGCGCGCTGGCGCGCTCACCACCCCGAGCGCGCAAAGCGCGTCAACATTGCCGCCAAGCAGACTATGCGCTCGCGCGTTGCCGCCTACAAAGCAGAGCGCGGTTGCAAAGACTGCGGCACTACCGACCCGCGCGTGCTCGATCTGCACCACCACAACGGCGAGGACAAGATCATGGCCGTGAGCCAGATGATGTATCGGTACAGTTGGAAGAAAGTGAAGGCCGAGATGGACAAATGCCGCGTGCTTTGCGCGAATTGTCACCGGATTGAACACGCCGAAGAGGCAGACCGCGCGCCCGACATCACCGCGCAGATCGCGGCGGCGGGGTTCTTCCGGGCGAGCTAGTAAGGGCGCTGCTTGAATCGTGCTGATGGGATAGTCGTCCCATGACCATCTCCGTCGTCAATGCCTCGGCCGACCAGACGCTCGACCAGACGACCAACACGCTCGTCAACTCGATGACGATCACCCCCGGGGCGGGTGATTATCTGGCTGTGTTCACGGGCTACTTCGAGAATGGGGCGACTGCCAAGACCTACGAGTTCTCGGTCTTCGTCGGCGGCTCTATCGTTCAGCACACCGAGCGGCGGATCGACATCGAGGGATCAATCGCCGCCGCGTCAGTGTTCACCGTGGTCACTGTCGCCGCACAGGTCACGCCGACCGCGGGTCAGGCGGTCGAGGTTCGCTACCGGCGCACGACCGGCACGACCGCTTCGACGATGAAGCGCCGGACGCTGACGCTCTTCCCGAAGGCGTCCGCGGACTTCCAGCAGGATAACTCCACGGCGGACCAGACGATCAGCTCCGGCACGTACACGCTGCTGACCGGCGCGGACCTGACACCAGGAGCGGGAACTTACTTGCTGCTCTTCAGCGCGAGTGCGACCAATTCATCGACTGGCGCCACGACGAACAACATCTACTACTCGGTCTTCGTCAACGGTGTGCAGGTCGCTCACACCGAGCGGATTCTCAACGCCGAGGCCTCCATCAGCGCCAATCTTGGAGCCATGACAGGACTCATCGCCTGCAAGGTCACTCCCACCGCAGGGCAAGTCGTGGACGTTCGTGCGAAGCGGGATGGCACGACGAACTGGGTCGTGCATGAGCGAACGCTCACGCTTATGAAGGTCGCCGATGCCGACATCAAGGAGGCGACGCAGACGGCAGACGAGGCCGATACCGGGACGACGGACGAGCTGTTGGTAGGCATGACCATCACTGATCCTGGAGTGGCCGACTGGCTCGCGATCTTCAGCACCAGTCAGGGCTACGGAACGATCAGCGTGAACCAATCCGCGACGTTCTCGCTCTACAACGCGGGTGTCGCGGACCTCAACACCCTGCGTGTTCAGTCGCAGGAGTCTTCGATCGACAATGGGAACTACTACGGCTTCACCCACGGCAAGCTGACCGTCGCGGGCGGAACGGACGATGTGACGCTGCGCTGGAAGGGCTCCAGCGCAACAAGCCGCACGGCGCACGAGCGCACGTTGGTGATGGTGAAGGAGGCGGGCGGCCAGACGATTGCCGTGGGCCAGGTGACCGAAACCGATCTCGCCCAGGCGCTCGCGTGGGCGCCCAAGGCGCGGCTCATCGGGCAGGTGAGCGAGACTGACATCGCGCAGGCGCTGAGCGCCCGCAAGACGCTCGGTGTTGCGCAGGTTAGCGAGGCCGATCTCGCTCAATCGATCACCGCGCCGCGCATCATCGCTGTCGGGCAAACCGCGGAGACCGATCTCGCCCAGGCGCTCGCATGGGCGCCGAAGGCGCGGCTCGTTGCGCAGGCGACGGAGACCGACGTCGCGCAGCTGCTGACGACCCGCAAGACAACGGCGATCGCGCAGGCGCTGGAAACCGACAACGCCCAGGCGCTGAGCTCGAGGAAGAGCGTGACGGTGGCGCAGGCGCTCGAGACGGATCTCTCGCAGGCGATCGGGCGCGCGAAGGCGAAGGCGATCACGCAAGCCGCGGAGATAGATCTCGCGCAGGCGATGACGAGCGCCAAGGCGAAGGCGATCGGTCAGGCGCAGGAGACCGACCTCGCGCAGCCGGTCACCGCCGGCGGCGTGCACGTTGTTGCGGTCAACCAGGTGGCGGAGACCGACACGGCGCAGCCGATTGCCTGGGCGCCGAAAGCGCGGCTCGTCGCCCAGGCAGGCGAGGCCGACGTCGCGCAGGCGGTGAGCTCCGCGAAGACAAAGGGCATCGGCCTGGTGCTCGAGATCGACACCGCGCAGTCGGTCACGCGGGTCAAGACACGGACGATAGGGCAGGCCGCGGAGAGCGACGTCGCGCAGCTCGTCGCCCATCTGAAGTCGCGCACGGTCGGCCAGGCGCTTGAGACCGATCTCGCGCAGCTCGTCGCGCATCTCAAGACGCGCGCGGTCGGCCAGGCGCTGGAGACGGACTTCGCGCAGTCCATCACGCCCTTCCTCGGCGCCCTGGATCTCATCTTCAACATCGTCGAGCGCATCGCGCTCTTCCAACTCCAGTTGTCCGAGACGGCGCGCATGGCGCTGCTGCGCGACCACGAAGAGCACTTCGCTGGGGAGCGCGACCATGAAGGGCGATTCGCCGGGACCCGTGATGAGGACGGGCGGTTCACCGTAACCCGTGACGAGGAAGCGAGGTTCTGATGCCCTACAAGCTCTCCCAGGGCGACACCGGGTCGAAGATCCGGGCCACCTGCAAGAACGACAGCGACGGCTCACTCATCGACCTGACCGGCGCGACGGTGCACCTGCTCTGGCGCGATGGTGCGGGCGCCCTGGTGACGAAGACCATGACCATCGTCGGGGCGCCGACCGCGGGCGTCGCCGAGTACCTTTTCGCGGCGGCGGAGATCTTCCCGCCACAGATGAGCTTTCGCGTCCGGATCACCGATGCCGGCGGCAAGATCACGCACAACCTCGACGCGCTGGTCGAATCCGTGATCTCCGCCCCGTGACGTGACCGACGACGAGAAGCTGAGGGCCTTCGAGCGAGCAAGGGTCGCGGTGCTGCGCTCGCGCACCGCGATCCAGCGCGACACGCGGGCCGAGATCGTGCGGCTGCTCAAGGACGCGCAGGCGACAATCAGCACGGCGCTCGCCGCGCAGCCCTCCGATTACCAGCTCTGGATTCTCCCGCAGCTGCAGCGCGAGGTCCGGCAGACGCTCGCTGGACTGGGCGATGAGGCCGCCACCGGGATCTCGGGCGCCGCGGACCGCGCGTGGGAGGCGGGCCAGGCGCTGATCGATGAGCCGCTCGCCGCCGGGGGCATCCGCATCGCGGGACTCGCGCCCGCGATCGACACCCGGCAGCTCTTCGCGATGCGCGCGTTCATGACCGAGCGCATCAAGGATATCGCGCTCTCGGCGGCGAACAAGATCAACTCAGAACTCGGGCTCGTCGTCATCGGCGCGCAGGGCACGAGCGAGGCGACCACCCACATCACCGAGATCCTCGGCGAGCAATCGCGCGCGCGGGCGACCACGATCGTGCGCACCGAGCTCGGCCGCGCCTTCTCCGTCGCGGCCGACGAGCGGCTGCAGCAGGCGGGCGAATTCCTGCCGGGGTTGAAGAAGCAGTGGCGGCGCTCGGGCAAGCTCCACTCCCGCCCGCACCATGATGCCGCCGACGGCCAGGTGCAGCCGCGCGATGAGCCGTTCGTGCTCTATGGCCCGACCGGGCGCGTGGAACTCATGTTCCCGCGCGACCCGGCCGCTCCCGCCGGCGAGACGATCAACTGCGGGTGTGAGTCGCTCCCGATCATGGACTCGTGGGAGGTGGCGCAGCCCGGCCGGCGGCCGCTCACGGACGAAGAAGTCGCCCGCCGGGCGGTGCGGCGGTCGGCATGAATTCATAACACGTGTTGAAAGACTCGCCGCGCCGCGGGCGGCACACTCGCGCGTGCCCAGCTGACAACCTCACCGGAGCCGCGACATGGCCAAGAACGAGCCCAAGGACATCGCCCCCGCCGACGCGCTGAAGCTTTTCAGCCGCCAGAACATCACCGTGCAAACCGCCACGCCCGTGAAGGTGAAGGGCGAGGACGGCAAGGAACGGCCCGGCTACAAGACCAAGGCGGAGCCGCTCGCGGAGGATCACATCCTCGCGGCGCGTGACCGCGGCAACATGGTCGCGATCACCACCATCGACGGCCACCGTTACGAAGCGGCGAAGCGGGGCGACAAGCAGGCCGCGTGAGTCTCAAGAAAATCCCTACCGACGGCATCATCGGCGCCGCCCGCCTGGCGGAGGCCGCGACCGGCGAGTACCGGCAGATCATGGAGCTCACGCAGGCCGCGCTCGTCGCGAAGCTGGGCTTGCAGCCGGAGTATGCCTGGCAGGTCTGCATCGAGGCGATCTTCGCCGAGCGCGTGATCATCCGCCGCGAAGGCCGCTTCTGGTCCTACGGCTACACCCTCGGCGCCGACAACAAAGTGACGCTCGCCGACGCGCAGGAAGTGGTCGAGAACTACGTGCCGGTCGCGCTTCGCGAAGCGTTTGCGCAGGCGTGCTTCATCGAAGCCGCAGCCGGTGACGGGAGCGCCTGGGATGCGATCCTGGTGCGCGCCGGCAAGTCGAAGAACAAGACGTTCTACCCCGACGCAGTGCTGCGCGAAGCCGCGCCGTTGTATGAGGGCGCGCACATCTATGCGAAGTCGGATGACGACCATCGCAAGGGCGTCGCGCCCGATGTGAACAAGCTGGTGGGCTGGATCTCGGGCGCCCACTTCGTCGAGGGAGCCCAGACCGACACCGGCTACCTCGCCGGGCGCGTCAACATCGCCGCCGGCGCGGCCAAGCTGCGCGAGACCATCACCGATGCCTGGAAGCGCGGCAAGCGCGATCTCGTGGCGCTGTCGCACGACGTCTACGGCACCGCCGAGAAGGCGATGCGCGAAGGCGTGAAGTACGCGCGCTCGATCACCAAGGTCAATTCCGTGGATTTAATCGTCGAACCCGGCGCAGGCGGCGGGCTGGTTCGACTCGTCGAGGCCGCCGCCGATCCGGAGAACGACACCATGAAGAAACGCATGCTCGAAGCGATCAAGCAGAAGCTGCCGGCCAAGCACGCGCAGCTCAACGTCGAGACCGCCACCGACGAGGACATCGAGGCGCTCTATCGCGAGGCGATCGCTCCCGCGCCGGCGCCCGCACCCGCCGCTCAGGTTCCAGGGGTGACCGCCGAGCAGTTGGCCGAGAGCCTGCGCATGGTCGAAGCGCGCGCCAGCGCCCGCGTGAAGGTCTACGGCACCAAGCTGCCAAAGCCGGTGCAGGACCGGATCTGGTCGGGCTTCGAGACGCGCGAGAAATTCGTCGAGGCCGACGTGGACGCCGCGATCAAGGCCGAGAAGGAATACGCCGCGCGGCTGACCGAGTCCGGCCACGTCAGCATGGGCGGACTCGACATCGAGGTCGAGGACCGCTCGAAGAAGATCGGCGGCATGCTCGATGCCTTCTTCGATCCGAAGCACAAGGACCACGCGACGGTGCACTCCTTCAAGGAGTGCTACATCGAGGTCACCGGCGACAAGCGCGTCACCGGCCGCTGGGAGAACGTGGACCGCGCGCGGCTCGCCGAGTCGGTCGGCGCGGCCTTCCTCGAATCGCTCGACTCGAGCTCCTTCGCGAACGTGCTCGGGGACTCGATCACGCGGCGCATGGTCGCCGACTACCGCGAGAAGGGGCAATACGACGTCTGGCGCCAGGCCTGCGACGTGGTGCCCATCACGGACTTCCGCACCAATGAGCGCACGCGCTTCGGCGGTTACGGAGACCTCGCGGCCGTCGCCCAGGGCGCGCCCTACGTGGCAATGGCCTCGCCCACCGACGAGAAGGCGACCTACGCCGTCACCAAGCGCGGCGGCACCGAGGACATCACGCTGGAGATGATCAAGAACGACGACGTCGGCACGATCCGGCGCATCCCGGTGAAGCTCGCCCGCGCGGCCAAGCGCACGCTCGCCAAGTTCGCGCTCGATTTCGTGCGCACCAACCCGACGCTCTACGACTCGGTCGCCTTCTTCCACGCGACCCACGCCAACCTCGGCTCGGCGGCGCTCGATGCAACATCGCTCGCGGCCGCGCGGCTGCGGATGTTGAAGCAGGCCGAGTTGAACTCGGCCGACCGCCTCGGGATCGGCCCGCGGAACCTCTGGGTCGCGCCTGACGGGGAGGAAGCCGCGGTCGACCTCTTCCGGCGGAACACCAACAACGACCAGACGTTCGTCAACAGCCTGACGTTGAACGTGCTGCCGGTGTGGTACTGGACCGATGCCAACGACTGGGCGATCTCGGCGGATGTGATGGACGTCCCCGGCATCGAGATCGGTTTCCTCGACAACCAGCAGGAGCCGGAGCTCTTCGTGCAGGACAACCCCACGGTCGGCTCGATGTTCACCAACGACAAGGTGACCTACAAGATCCGGCACATCTACGGCGGCAACGTGGTCGAGTTCCGCGGTTGGGACAAGTCGGTGGTGGCGTAACTACCGTGATTCGTGATTCGTGATTCGTGAATAGGAGCACATGATGAAACGCTTTTCAGGCACCTTCAAAGCCCTCGTAATCGCCGGCGTCCTTGCCGCGCTGGCGCTGGCGATCGCGCTGCCGGTATCGAAGCCGGCGATCGCCGCGACGCCGAACGTCACGCCGGGCGCCGGCCAGGTGGTGACGATCCCGATCCTCATCGCCGGGCAGCGCACCGCGACCCAGACCGCGATCGCGCGCTTCGCGATGCCCTTCCCCGCCCACGTGCTCGGCGTCTCCGCCACCGCCCGCGCCTCGGGCGGCACCAGCCCGACGCTCACCATCGATGTCATGGCGGGGGGCGTCACGCTGCTTTCGGCTCCGGTCGCCGTCACCGCCGGTGCGGTCGCGGAGGCCACGGTGACCACGGCCGCCGTTGCGGACGAGGCCGTCATCACGGTCAATACGGCGATCACCGGCACGAGCCCCACGTGGGACGACATCATGGTGCTGATCACGGTGGCGCGGAAGTAAGGACGATTCCAGAGCGGTCAGGGCGGGAGCGGCGGTCCGCCCCGCCCTTTTTATTGATGAACGATGCTCTCCGATCACCAGGCCCTTGTCATAGAGCTCATACGCGACGACGCGGGGAAGATCACGACCGCCGACCGCGACCGGGCGATCAACCTCGCGATCGAGCGCTACTCCAAGGACCGCCCGCAGGAGAAGACGCAGGACGTGACGCCCGCGGACGCGAACCATCTGCCGCTGCCGGCGGCATGGGAGACGGACTTCTCGGAGCTGCGCTCACTCGAATACCCGATCGGGAACGTGCCCGCGAGTGTCATCGGCCAGGAGCGCTACGGGTTTTACCGCTCGCCGACCGCTCTGCAGATCCAGCTCCTCGACGCCGTGGCCGTGGCCGCGAACAACGTGCGCGCGACCTACACCATCCGCCACGTGGTGTCCCCCACGGCGGACACCATCCCGGTCGGGGATCGGGAGCCCGTCGCGTGCTGGGCGGCGGCGGTGCTGTGCGAGGAGCTCGCGGCGCTCTACTCGGGCAACACCGACTCGACGATCCAGGCCGACAACGTGCAGCAGACGAGCAAGGCGCAGGAATACGCCGCGCGCGCGAAGCAGCTCCGCAAGCGCTACATCGACGAGCTCGGCATCGACGAGAAGCGTTCGCAGCCCGCCGGGGTCGTGGTGAACCTCGATTTCCCGGACAGCCACGGCCAGGAGCGGCTCACGCACCACAGTCAATTCCGATGATGGTCAAGATCGACCTCGAGGGTTTCGCAGAGCTCGACGCCGCCTGGGCGAAGGCGCCGGACATCGTGCGCGAGGAGATGACCGCCGCGATATCGGAGGCGGATCTCCTGCTCGAGCGCGAAGTGAAAGAGAAGACGCCCGTCGGCGTGGGCGGCGCGGGCGGGCTGCGCGGCAGCATCGCGGCGCAAGACCCGGAGGTGAGCTCAGACGTCGTGCTGGGGGTCGTCGGCACGGCGATGGCGCACGCGGTGCCGGTCGAGATCGGGACCAAGCCGCATTTTCCCCCGGTGCAGCCGCTCGAGGATTGGGTGATCGCGAAGCTCGGCGTGCCGGAGAAGGACGCGCACGGCGTGGCGTTCCTCGTCGCACGCAAGATCGCCGCGCGCGGGACCCTCGCGGTCGGCATGTTCCACCGCGCCTTCAACGAGCAGCGCCCGAAGGTCGAGGCGATATTCGCCGGCGCGCGCCAGCGTATCGCCGAGCGCCTCACCGCGAGCGGCGCATGATCCATGCCCACGCTCGCAGATATCCGGGAAGCGATCCGCGTCCGGGTTGCCGCCATCTCGAACATCGGCAAGGTCAACGACTACGAGCGCTACACCACGCAGATGAGCGAGCTGAAGACGCTCTACGTCGCCACCATCGCCGGCGCGGACCAGTTGCGCGGCTGGCACATCCGGCGCACGAGCAGGGTCGAGACCTATATCGATCTCGAGCGCTGGGTGGTGGTGAACAACTGGCAGATCCGCGGCTTCATGGCCTTGGACGATTCCGCGGGAAGCGAGAAGACCTTCGACAACCTGGTCGAGGCGGTGTGCGATGCGTTCGACACCACCCCCACGCTGATCGCCGACCCCAACTACGCGGAAGTGATCCTCGACGAGGCGCGCGGCGGCGTGCAGGTGCCCGAGTCCGGCCCGGTGATGTTTGCCGGCGTGCTGTGCCATGCGGCGCGGCTCACGCTCGCGACGCGGCATTACAAGTAGGAGCGCAACGATGAAAGACGAATTCGCTGGCCAGGGCGGCAGTTATGTTTTCAAGGACGGCAAGCGCGTGCAGGTCGAAGCGCCGACGAAGGACCACCCCGAGGGCAACCGCCCGCGCGATGCGGACGGGCGGCCGCTCGATGCCGCGCCCGAGCAGCCCGCGCCAGCGCCGGAGCGCCCGCGCGGCGGCCCGCGCAAGCTCACCTCGCTCGACACGTGAACGATAACGGAGACGCGACATGCTGAAGTTCAAGCGCAAGGTCCTGCTGTTCAAGCTGGAGGGCACCTATGGCACCGACTCAGTGCCGGTCGCCGGCACCGACGGGCTGCTGGTGCGCAATCTGAGCGTCGCCCCTCTCAAACTCTCCTACGACGAACGCGGCGAGCTGGTGCGGCCGTTCTACGCGAACGAAGGCAAGGTCGTCTCCGGACAGTGGAGCGAGATGAGCTTCGAGATCGAGATGGCGGGAGCGGGCGGCGCGGTGGACGCGGTCGCCAAGTACGCCCCGGTGCTGCGCGCCTGCACCTTCGCGCAGACGGTCAACGCCGCCGTCAGCGTGCAATACGACCCGGTGTCTGCGGGCGAGGAGTCGGCCTCGAGCTACTTCCAGGTCGACGGGCGGCAGCACAAGATGTTGGGGCTCCGCGGCTCGAAGTTCGGGATGATGATCGAGGCCGGCAAGATCCCGGTGTACCAGTTCAGCTTCATCGGGCTCCACGTGCAGCCGACCGACACCGCGCTCACGCCCGCCACGCTGACCGGCTTCACGAAACCCGTCGCGGTCAACAACGCGAACACCACGCCTTTCACGCTGCACGGCTTCGCCGGCAAGTTCCGCTCGTTCAGCTTCGACATGGCGCTCGCCGCGGCTTACCGCAACGGCCCAAACCACGAGAACGTGGTGACGACCGGGAGGAAGCCCACCGGCAAGATCACGCTCGAGTCCGAGCTGGTGGCGACGAAGGACTGGTACACCATCATCAAGGCCGGCACCACCGGCGCGCTCGCCATCACCCACGGCACCGTCGCCGGCAACAAGGTGAAGATCGACGCGCCGAACGTGCAGATCACGGAACCGGAGGACGCCGACGACGGCGGCATCCTGATGCTCTCTGCTTCGCTCGATTTCATCCCGGGTGCGACCGGCAACGACGAGATTCGCATCACGACGCTCTAGTCACACCGCATCGAACCCCGCGGGCGGCATTCCCCAGGCCCGGCCGCCCGCGGAGAGGCACCTACAAGAACAGCAAAGCCAAGGGTCGGGGGCTTCGCGATGGGCAAGCCTTAGACGCTGGCCCATCTTTTTTTGAAAGGCTTTAAGGCATGTTCAAGGTAGCTAAAAACCGCATCGTGAAGGACTGGCCGGTGGTGATCTCGGTGCCGCAGGACGGCGGGCGCGTAATGAAGTATGAGGCGAAGGTCGATTTCGAGATCATCACGCAACCGGAGCACGACGCGATCAGTACGCGCGGCGGGCAAGACGTCGACCTGTTGAACCGCGTGGTGGTCGGCTGGCCGGAAGGACAGTTCCAGCAGGAGGATGAAACGCCGCTGCTCTTTAACGAGGAGAGCAAGGCGCAGCTGTTCGCGATTTCCTACGTGCGCCTGGCGTTCGCCACCGCGTACGTTCTGCTCTCCACCGGACGTGAGGGCCAGCGAAAAAACTAGCCGAGGCCGCGCGGTGGTGGGCTGGGTCCGGCAAGCGCGGCGGCAAGGACGAGGTCGAGGAGGACCTGCGGTTCTACGGGGCGAACGAGGACACGATCGAGGAAGTGCTGGGTGATGACGACAATGAGGATGATGACTTCGAGGTGTGGCCGGAGAACTGGCGGGCGCTGCAGGTGTTCCTCAACTGCGCGCGCTCGTGGGACATCCTCGCGTTTCCCGGCGGCGCCTGGTATCACGGCATCCGGCCGGAGAGCATGGAATCCGTCATGCGCATGAGCGGCGTCCCGCGCAAGGACCGCGAATTGCTCCTCGCGGACCTCCAGGTGATGGAAGCGGCCGCGCTGCCGATTCTCAACGAGAGGCGCGATGGCTGATCTGCAACTCGCGATCCGCTTGACCGCCGACGGCAAGGGCCTGGTCGGAGAGGTGCGCGTCTCGCGCGAGGAGCTGGAGAAGCTCAAGAAGACGACGGAGGACGGCGCCGGAGCCTCCAAGCAGGCCGCCGAGGCCGGCGGGCGTCACGGCGCCGCGTTGGAGACCATGCAGCGCAGCGCGCGCGCGGCCGTGCTGACGATCGGTGCGCTCACCACCGCGATCGCGCTCCAGACCAAGCGCTGGATCGATGACGCCGCGAGCATGGAGCGCTGGCACCAGGTCACCGGCAAATCGGTGGAGAGCCTCGCCGCGCTGAAGTACGTCGCCGAGCAGACCAGCGTCAGCTTCGACATGCTGATGGCCACCTATCAGCGGCTGCCGAAGTCGATCGTCGAGGGGCTGGGCGAGGGCAGCGAGGCCGGCCGCGCCTTCAAGGCGCTCATGATCGACCCGCGGCAGTTGAAGGCCAACGACGAAGGCATGATGCTGATCATCGAGCGCCTGCGCCAGGTGGAGGACCGGGGCACGCGCGCCGCCATCGCGCAGATGATCTTCAAGCAGCGCGGCGAGGACCTCCTGCTGTGGGTGAACCAGGGCGCCGAGGGCATTCGCCGCCTGACGCAGGAGGGCGAGCGCTGGGCGACCGTCACCGGGGAAGATGCGAAGCGCGCGGACGACCTCAAGAACAAGATTAACACCCTCACCTACGCCACCGACGCGCTGGCGAAGTCCGTCGCGGATGACGTCATTCCCCAGCTCAACACGATGATCGAGCGGATGCTGGAGGGTGCGCGGGCGGGCGGCGGGCTGCGCGGCGCGATCGCGGGCTTCCTCACCGGCAGCGATCTCGATAAGTGGAACGCGGACTTCTTCCGGGCGGTGGAGCGCCTGGGCGCAGCACAGACGAACGTCGAGCGGCTGCAGGCGAGCGGCGGCTGGATGCGTCAGGGACTCAAGCGCGCGCAGGACGAACTCAATGCCGCACAGGCGGAAGTCGCGCGCTTGCAGGCGATCAAGCCGATCATGTTCCCCGAGACCCCGCCGGCCGGCGCCGCGCCGGGCGCGGCGGGCGGCGGCGCGATCAGGCAACCCAGACTTGCCGATCTCGAGCCGCCGGACACGTCCGGCATGGGCCTCATCCGCTCATTGAAAGACGAGCTCGCCGGCTTTGATCTGCAGGCGACGACGGTGGACCGCGTCATGCGCCAGTTGACCGACGGCACGCAAAATTACACGCAGGCAAATCGGGACGCCGCGCTCGCCATCGCCGCCGAGATCGATTTGCGCAAGCAGCAGAAGATCGAGCTCGACGCGTACCTCGAGTCCGCGCGGATGGAGGCCGAGCTCCAGCAGGAAGTTGCCGACGTTCAGGCCCGCCAGCAGGACAAGCTGAACGCCGCCGTCGAGGCGATCAAGCAGCAAAACATGACCGAGAACGAGCTCATCCAGGTGCATCTCGACGAGCAGCTCGCCATACTCAATCAGGCGCGCGCGATGGATCTGATCAACGAGCAGCAGTACGAGGAGCAGCGTTATCTGCTGAAGGTCCAGGCGCAGGCGAAGCTCGGAGACGTCGCGGCGCAGGGCGTGCTCGCCCGGCGCAGGTTCGAGGAATTGAACGAGCAGGGCAAGGTGCAGTTCGTGCTCGGGCAGATGTCGCAGATGCTGTCCGGCGTCGCGACATTTTCCAGGGCGCTATTCAATATTCACAAGGTCGCTGCACTCTCGGAGATGGCGATCAGTCTGCCGAAGGGTGTCGAGAAAACCTTCGACGCCTATCCCTGGCCGTGGAACATCATCCCAGCCGGGATTCACCTGTTGACCGGATTGGCTCGCATCGCCCAGGTCGCCGGGACCAGCTTCGGCGGAGCGAGTTCCCCGTCAACCGTCGGAGGTGGCGGCGCGGTCCCGGTGTTTCCGGCGCCCGGCTCTGAATCAGCGACCGCGCCGCCAAGCCTGCCGGTTGCTGCGGCGCCCCGCACGAAAGTCGATGTCATCGTGGAAGGCCCGCTCACGACGCCAGTCACGTATCAGCAGATCATCGACGAGATCGTTCCCGGGCTGCAGATGGCGTTCGACAATGGCGCGGACCTCACTTTGACGCTGCGGACGACGTGAGCGATGGCGAAGCCAAAATTCCTCTTCGACAACCGCTTCGACGACGCGACGCCGGTCGCGAGCACGACGGCGGCGGGGGATTTCAACGTGCTGAACTTGCGGGACTGGCGCCCCTTCACCTGGTGGAAGCCGACGGCGATCCCGGCGACGGTCACCGTCGATTCCGGCACCGCGAAGGCGCGCGATTACCTGCTGGTCTACGGCGAGGCGGGGACGTACGAAGCGCGCGGATCGACCGACAACTTCAGCGCCAGCAACGTGCTGCTGGCGACGATCGTGCTGACTGCCACTGGCCTCGCGCTGGCGGTGTTCAATAGCGCGTCCTACCGCTACACCCGGCTGACCATCCCGAGCGGGGCCGCGCCCGCGGTCGCGATCGCCGCGATTGGCGCGGCGCTCGAGGCGCCGGTGTTTTTCGACGGCTCGTTCAGCCCGATCGACCGCAAGGTCCACGGCCACACGAACCGCAACGAGAACGGCCACGCCTTAGGGCGCATCGTCGAATTCGAGTCGTGGGAGTCCGATATCCTGCTCAAAAACGTCTCCTGGTCGTGGGCGCGGGATACCTTCCTGCCGGCGTGGAAGGCGAACCTGCGCGGCTCGCCGTTCGGTTTCGTGTGGGACTCCGATCTCTATCCCGGCGACGTGCGCCTGGTGGCGGCCGGCGAGAAGTTCGCCGCCCCGCATCGCGCGGGGTCGCTGTGCGATGTCGAGATCGATGTGGAAGGCGTCGCCCCATGAACCCGTCTCAGATACTGCGTCTCAGATACTACGTCTCAGATAAAGCGTCCCAGGTACTGCGTCTCTGGTACTGCGCCTCATCTGGGACGCCTCATCTGGGACGCCTCATCTGGGACGCCTTATCTGGGACGCCTCATCTGGGACGCAGTTATGACAGCTAGAACCGACGCCCAGGCGAAGCTCGAGCGCATCCCGGTCACGGTCGCCGAGATGGATCTCGACTATTGTCAGAACATCTATGGCGTCTCGCCCTGCACCGCGGGGAGGAAGGACAGCGGCACCGCGCAGGCGGGCGCGGCGTCGACGCTGACATTGCGGGCCGCGGCGAGCGCAGTGGATGATGCTTATACAAACATGATGTTGCGCCTGACCGGCGGGACGGGGGCCGCTCAAGAACGCGAGATACTCGATTACGTAGGATCAACGCGGGTCGCTACCGTATCTCCGGCGTGGCGCGTGAATCGATGTTTGCAAAGCGAAGCTCTCAACACCGGTGCTTCGTGGACACCTGTAAACGTGACAGTATCGGCCGATGCAGCCATCGCGCCGGACGGGACAACATCAGCCGAGAAATTAGTCGAGACGGGTGCGGCGGGAGAACACAAGGTCTATCAACACCCAATCAGCGTCGGAACGGTATCGACGAAATGGTCGGTTTACGCCAAAGCAGCGGAACGGCAATGGGTGATCGTGAACGTGGCCGACACGGTTGATCGTTTTTGCTGGTTCAATGTGGCGACCGGCACGATCGGAACACTGGCAGCCGGGGCGACGGCCCAGATTGAAAAGTTATTGGATGGGTGGTATCGGCTCACGGTGACGCGGACGCCGGGAGTTAGCGATGTTTATATGCAGTGCCAGCTCGCGGATGCGGACGCATCATTCAGTTACACCGGAGACTCATCGAAGGGCGCTTACTTTTGGGGTGCGCATGTCAGGCGCGCGGATGAGCCTGACGATTACATCAAGACGACATCCGTCGCAGTCATCCCGCCCGATGTCACCAGCACCTACGACGTGATCGACCGGCCGAACGGCTGCTACAACGTGTTCCTCGGCGAGAGCCCGTGCCAGGACCAGCCCAACTACGTCAAGGGCATCAAAACGATCAAGCTCTGCGATCGCGGCATGCCGATCCCCGCCGGCGAGCAGATCCGGCCCTACCTCGAAAAGGCGAGCCCCACGGCGACGGTGATCGACGCGGCCAAGGGGCTCGCGATGCGCTCGCAGACGAGCTACACGTTCACCGACGAGCCCGCCCGTGACGATCTCGACAAGTACATCGAGGACCGCCTGGCGCCGGCGGGGGGCACCTTCTGGACGCGGCTGATCGCCCGCAACCCGAACGCGGTCGGGCGCTTCTTCCGCGCGCGCAGGGGCTACGTGGTGAGCCCCTGGGACTGGAACACGTTCCAGACCGAGCTCTACGTGATCGACGCGATCCGCGGGCCGGACGCGAGCTGGAAGATCACCGTGGTGACTTCCGACGCGATCAAGCTCCTCGACCGCAACAAGGTGCCGAAGGTGACCGACGGTAAGCTCGCCGTGGCGCTCCCGGCGACGAGCTTTTCCGGGGTGGCGGCGAGTGGGAGCGCCACGACGATCGTGCTGCCGCAGAGCGCCTCGCCGGTGGACGACTTCCACAACGGCGAGGAGGTGTTCATCCTCCAGAACACCGGCGCCGGGCAGCGGCGCGTGATCAGCGACTACGTCGGCGCGACGCGCACGGCGACGGTCGCCGCCTGGTCCGTCGTTCCCGACTCGACCAGCGTGGTGGAAGTCGCACCGCTGAAACTCACACTCGCGACCGGCAAAGGCGCGCAATACACGGACCCCGCCACCAGCGGGAAACAAGAGTTCTTCCGCATCGGCGACGAGGAGATCCGCTATACAGCAAAGGCCGGCGACGTGCTGTCGTGGACCGACAGCACCTACCGCGCCCAGCACGGCACGGCGCGCGAGGACCACAAGGTGAACGACGTCGTGGTGCTGCGCCGCGCCTGGATCGACAAGCCGGCGAAGGAGGTCATCGAGGACATCATCAACGAGGCCGGGCTCGCGGATGCCTACATCGACCTGGCGGGCCTCGCGACGGAGGACACGAACTGGCTCTCCGGCGCGCGGATCACGGCTTCCTTCGATCCCGAGCAGGCGAGCACGCTGCTGGCTGAATTGCTGCGCGATCTGCTGATGATGAGCTGGTGGAACCCGGTCGAGCAGAAGGTCAAGTTCAAGGTGGACATGCCCGAGCTGCTCGCTTCCGTCACCCTGATCGACACCAACAAGCTGATGCTCGACAAGACCGGGACCGCGCGCCTGGACACCGAGCGCATCACGCAGTCATGGATCGACTTCAACCTGCGCTCGGCCACCGCCGACGAGAAAAAGCGCCAGAGCTATCAGAACATCCGCGGCATCATCGACGCGGTGGCGGAGTCCGCGAACGGCTACGGCGACGTGCGCCCGAGCCTGCCGCGCTCGCGCTGGTTCACCGGAGCGAACGAGATCCTCGCCGCGAGCAACGCGGCCCGCCGGCTCGCGCGGCTGCGCGATGCGCCCTCGAAAATAAACTTCCACCTCGATCCCCTTCACGAGGTGGCGCTGGGGCAACTCGTCGACGTGAGGACGCCGAGGCTGACGGACGCGGCGGGCAACGCGAAGACCGTGCGCTGCCGGGTGGTGAAGTTGACCGACCTCGGGGGGCACCTCGAGGCCGAGGCGCAGACCACCATCTTCGCGCGGCGCTACGCCTTTATCTGCCCGAACGGCTACCCGAACTACCCGAGCGCGACGGCCGATCAGCGGCAGCGGGCGTTTATCAGCAACGGCGCGACGATGTCCGATGGCACATCGGCATATCTCATTTCATAGGAGTGCCATGAGCGAGGCTGTCAAGCAGGCGCTGGACCAGGTGGATCACGAAATCGATATCCCCGAGGCCGTGCTCGTGCGTTGCCCGCTGGTGGAGTTCAAGCTGCGCTCGATCGCGCGGCACTGCCCGACGTGCCCGCATTTCAAGGGGCTGTCGGACCGTTTCCCGGGCTCCACGCAGCACAGCTTCGTGCAACGTTATCTGCTGCGCTGTCAGGGCGCGGTTGCCAATCGGGAAGTGTTTGAGGTCGATAAGGAGGGCTAGCCGTGGCGGCGATCTCCAAAGCATGGGTCACGCAGGCCGACGCAGCGGTTGATCCCGACTCGCCGGTCGACGCGACCCTGATGACGGGGTTCAGGGACAACCTGATCCACCTGCGCGAGTGGCTCGGCAACGCCTTCACCGCCGGCGCCGTCCAGGACCATAATCATGACGGGGCCAATTCCGCGCTGGTGCCGGTCGGTCCGAACCTGCTGCGCAATGGCAGCTTCGAGGATGGCGAGAGTGGCTGGACCTTCACCGATTTCACCGGCGGCTCGCACGCGATCTCGACCAGCAACCACCGCCACGGCGCGAAGTCGGCCACCATCACCTCGACCGTGCTCGCGAACGGCGGAGGCGACGCCCTCAACAACGAATATATGCTGTTTGGGGAGGTCGACAACCTCGCGCTGAAATTCTGGATATGGGCATCGGTTGCCAACGTGTCAAGCAAGCTGGAGGTGACATGGTATGACAACGCGAAGGCGTCGATTTCGACGACGGTGGTGCAGAACTATACCAACACGCCGACGACGCCGACGCATCACAAGACCAATGTAGCAGCTCCGACGAATACGCGATTTTTCAAAATCAGAATCACGGGGGGGGTGCCTTCATCTGGCTCCAGCACCGGCACCATCACCTTCGACGGCATCGAGGCCTTCGGGGCGATCGTGTCGGGGCTGATAAAGACCACGTTCGGGGACAACGTCACAAGCTTGGTGGCGATACAATTGCAGACGTTGGCCGGTGGGACGTTTGGCTTTTACCCGCAACTTTTCGGCAGCACCGCGGGGGAGACGAGCCGGTGGGGTGAGGGTAGCGGCGGGGTTTCAAGCGCGGCGGAGCACCTTGGCACGACGCCAACGACAAGGATCAAATTCTCCGCAGCGAGCGGCGGCGGCACTGCGGCCTTCGTGCGCCAATATTACATTCAAGCATCGCCGCCCTATAACCTGGGGGACGGCGACGTGCCGCTGTTCGTGTTCGCGGTGGTCGACGGGCTGGGCAACGTGGAGTCAAGCTACGTGGCGCCGGAGCCGCCTTGGGCCAACAACGGGCCGACCAACATACGCCCGGAGTTCTTTGATGCACGAGGCCGCGGGTTCCGTCGCCGGCGAGCGCTGCGATTCACCTGGCAGGAAGTCAAAGATGATCCGGCGAAACGCGACCAGTTTCTCAGCCAATTTGATGCCGATGCGACGGACGCCTATGAAATCACGCAGGCGGTGAAGCATGCGGACATGCCACTGATCCCTCACCCATTCCAGGGCAACGACCTGACCGGCAAGACCATCGTGCTCCTCGATCCAGTGTCCTCAATGTGCGAGCGCCTTTTGCGCATGCATGAGGAGTTCGGCAGCGCCACCGAGTCGATCGGGAACCTGCTCCACGGCGGCTACTTGCGCGTGGGCAACACCCCCCTTAACCGCACCGGCCCGCCAGGCGTGATGCCTGTCGCAGCGAGCTGGAAATTGACCGCCTAAAAGGAGATCTGACGACAATCTAACGAGGGCGGCCTTAAGGTGTTGTCGCACCCGCCAGCCACCTCAGCCCACTGAAGTACCAGTGAGCCTCAGCCAAGGCCCCCGGCCACGTACGTGACACCGGAGCCTAGCACGAACAACAACGAGGAAAGGCTCACAATTTGAACGCATCACCCATCATCCCGTGGATAGGTGGCAAGCGACGACTGGCGGACAAAATCCTCCCTATGTTTCCTCAGCACACGTGCTACGTGGAAGCCTTTGCCGGCGGCGCGGCGCTGTTTTTCCTCAAGGAGCCGTCGAAGGCCGAAGTGCTCAACGACATCAACGGCGAGCTGGTGAACCTCTATCGCATCGTGAAGCATCACGTCGAGGAGTTCGCCCGGCAATTCAAATGGGCGTTGTCGAGCCGCGAGATTTTCAAGTGGCTGCAGGTGACGCCGCCCGAGACGCTGACCGATGTACAGCGCGCTGCGCGCTTCTACTACCTGCAGAAACTGGCGTTCGGCGCGCGAGTGCATGGGCAGAGCTACGGCACGGCCACCACGACGCCGCCGCGGCTCAACCTGCTGCGGCTCGAAGAGGACCTGAGCCAGGCGCACCTGCGGTTATCACACGCCTCGATCGAGCGGCTGGAGTGGTCGGAGTGCGTGCGCCGGTACGACCGCGCCCACACACTGTTCTACATGGACCCGCCTTATTGGGGCACCGAGGGCTACGGCCTGGCGTTCCCGCTCGAGGAATATGGGCGGCTCGCCGACGCGGTGCGAGGAATGGAGGGGAAGGTCATCGTCAGCGTCAACGACGTCCCCGAGATGCGCCGGGTGTTCGCCGGGCTGCCGACAAAGCGGGTGAGCATCAGCTATACGGTGGGCGCCTCCGGGCGCGGCCGCCAGCCTCGTGGCGAGCTGATCATCACCAACTTCCCGTCGGGGCGGGCGGCAGGGCGCCCCGGGAGCGCGCGGCCGCGGTGAGGGGCATTGGCTGCCGGCCGCCGACGGGCATCACCACGGCCCCCCTACGGCGCCCTTAAAGGAGTTTCAGGGGGTGTTTACGGCCCCCAAAACCGGCCGAAAACGGCCCCCAGGGGCGTACCAAAACCATGTGGCGCGCGTACCAAAACCATGTGGCGCGTTACAGCTTGCTTGCTTTATTGTGATCGCACACGGAGGCGCATTGGCGATTACCTATTCAAAGCCAACGCCACACGCAGAGGAAATTCGCCAACTCGCGATGCTTTCGCTGCCTATCGCTACGATTGTCATC